ACAGCCCTATCAACTGTATCATTAATGGGAGTAGCACAAGCAGCAATGGTTGGTCTTGTCGGTGGTTTCTTTGGACTATTAGGAAAAGAATTATATTACCTTGTAAAAAAGAAAATAAATGAGAAAGTTAACAGATAAAATACTATTTAAGTTTATAGAATTAAAGCTATGGCTACACGATAAATACAACGGTACTAATTGGGACAAGTTTATATTTGGTGCAATACTAATAGCTGGTTTAATAGTTACTTCTAAAATAGTAGGATTTATTTTAAAATGAAAAATATAGTAGCAGGTTGGAAAACCACATTATTAGGACTTTTAATTATAGCAGCTTCAATAGCTTATATTTTTATTGTACAGGATAGTAAAGTATTCCAATTTGCTATATTGTTAATTGTAGGCATAGGTTTTTTATTTGCACCAGACACGATTGTAGATGGTTTAAGAAGTTTAATTAAGAACAATAAGGATAAGAAATTTTGAAGTTAACTAATAATTTTAGTAAATCAGAATTTGATTGTAAATGCGGTTGTAAGATGCCGCCATCTGTTTTGGTTAATGTAGTTAAAGCAGCTAATAATTTACAGATCCTTAGGGATTGCTTAGATGAGTCTATTATTATTAATAGTGCTTATAGATGCAAAGATCATAATAAAAAAGTTGGAGGTAAAACAAATAGTTCTCATTTAAAAGGATTAGCAACTGATATTACTGCTAAAGGATCTAGTGTTGATCTTCTTCATGAAACGATAGAATACTTAATTGAATCAGGTTCTTTAAAACAAGGTGGTTTAGGACTATATAATACATTTGTACATTATGACATTAGGGGTAAAAAAGCTCGTTGGGATAATACTTCTAATAACGGTTAGTTGTGGGACTAAAAAGAAAGTTATAAAAAAAACTCAATTAGAAACTGTAACTAAATCTGTAACTAAAATTAAAACAATCAAAACAGATAGTTCTATTACTTACTTAAATATATCTGAATTAAAAATAATCCAAAAGGATAGCACACAACCTATTATAATAAAGGATTCTAAAGGTAATACAACAACTTTCTATAACGTAAAACAAATTACCACTAAGGAAAATAGAAGTGTCCTTAAAAGCGCTATAAATACCTCAAACGTCGTTACACAGACTGCAACTGCAGGTAGTACAATAACTATAGACGAACAAACTAAAACAAAAGAACCTTTTGAGTTTAATTATTGGTATATTTTAATTCCTATTTTTTTATATATTATTTTAAGAAAGTTTTTTAAGACTTTTTTTGTATGGATTTAAAAGAAACAAAAGAAAGATAAAACAACTACTAAAGAAAATAAAAAGAAAAGAAAGAAAAAGCCTCTAGAAAAACAAATTTTCAAAGTGCCTGATCCAATAGCCTTCCATATTTATTAGGTGACTAAAGTCTTGCAACATCTTGCGTTTTACAATAGCAAATGTAATATAATTTAAAGATATTATTAAAAACATTATTAACACTTAAGTTAACAACTATTTTATATGTTTACTGTATGAAAGAAGAAGCAGAAAGAATAGCTAGAGAGTATCAAAGAACAGTAAGAGCTCGTATAGATGAGTTATTAGAACTTGATGCAATGCAATATCAGAATTTAGGATTAGATTCTAGTAAAGTTGAAAAACTAGAAGTAAAAAAAAACAGCAAAGTGATCTATAGAGTAATAAAAGACTTAGATTCTTATACTGGCAAACTATTATTAGAACATTTAGATGCCTAAAAAGCCAACACGTAAGACATTGATCAAAAAGCTAGATACTATATTTAGTGAATATATTAGACGAAGGTATTCTAAGGATGATTTGTCTACTTGTGTAACATGTGGTAAAACTGATCACTGGAAAAGCTTACAAGCAGGCCATTTTATGAGTAGAAAATTCTATGCTACTAGATGGGATGAGGATAATGTTGAGGTTCAGTGTCAAGCTTGTAATGTATTTAGATATGGCGAACAATTTTTATTTGCCAAGTATCTAGGAAATGAGATGGCTGATAAATTATTAGCTAAAAGTAGAACAACTGTAAAATTCTCTGATTACGAAATTCAAGAGATGATAGATATATATAAAAACAAAGTTTCTTTCTTTTAATTCTTTCTTTTAATTCTGTTTGTTTAAAGGGTTGGCATTTAGCTGACCCTTTTTTTTGTCTAAATGTTAAAGTTTTGTTAATATGGTTATTTGTCCAAATATTTATGTATATTTACTTCATCAAACAAATACATACCATGAAAAACATTACTAAAGGACAACAATTTCAGATTAACAGAACAACTCCATTTGGAAAAGAGATTAGCGAAATACTTACTGTTGTAGCTGTAGTTGGTAATAATGTTATGATGGATAACGGTAGAACATTTCACAATACACAATTTTAATAAATAAATTATGAGTAAATTAGCAGATCCTTGGTGGGATTTAGGAATTAATCCAATCTTTGGACATAACATAACTGCAAGAGCAGATCAAAGAGGACCCACTAATAATAACGAACAGAGAAAATACGCAAACACGTTACCAACATTAGATATAAATTTATGAGCCACGATTTATTAAGTTACAAAGAAGCAAGAATAGAAGCATTGTTAAATGAAATTCAAAATCTTCAACTAGAAAACGAAAGATTAGCAACATATATATATGAGCTATGTGATAAGACTTGTCCTGAAGAATATAAAACTATAGTTAAGTCAGATGTATTCAAGGGATAGTTATATAAAAATATTTATGGAGTTAAATTCTATGTTAGAGAATGGATTAAAAAATAATCCTGAAAATGAAAATCTAAAAAGAATTGTTGATCTTCATAATAAAATGTTTATATTTACAAACCAATTATTTAACAAGGAAGATATTGTACATATAGAAAACAGAGAATTGTACAAGAAATTACACTCAACACAAATAGAATTAGAAACTTTAAAATTAAATCATGAAAGACTTAAATCAAAAGCTGTTCGACCTACAACAGGAGATCGGAACAATTAGTAAGGAGACTACAAATCCTTTTTACAAGTCAAAGTATTTTGACATTAATTCGCTTATAAAGCAATTACAGCCGCTTTTTAATAAGCATAGGCTATTACTACTACAACCTACAGGAGATGGCTTGGTAACCACTAAAATAATCTGTATTGATAGTAATTTAGGCACTCAGAGTTCATTGCCTTTACCAGAGATGAATGATCCACAGAAATTAGGTTCAATTATTACATATTATAGAAGATATACTTTAGCTTCTTTATTAGGTCTAGGAGCTGATGATGACGATGCTAATTTAGGTAGTGGTAAAACATCAAAGCCTAGTCAAGATGATAAGGCTTGGTTGAATAAAAATACACCTCAGTTTAATGATGCTGTAAAGTATATTAAAGAAGGTGGTAATATTTCAAGTATTTTAACTAAATACAAAATGAAAGCAGAAGTAAAACAAGAATTAGAGAATGTAAATTAAAACCCAATTATAATGAGTACACTATTAAGTTTAAGTATTGACGTAGCGTCATTACCAAAAGAGAAATTTGTAACTGCTAAAAACGGTAAAGTTTATTACAATTTTACTGTAGCTGTAAATGATGAAACAAGGTACGGTAATAACGTATCGGCTTTTGATTCACAAACAAAAGAAGAGCGTGAAGCAAAGAAACCAAAATCTTACTTAGGTAATGGTAAGGTAGTATGGACAGATGGTAATATTGTTCTTGCCGAAAGAGAAGAGGCTACACAACAGCCAACACAAGAAGCAGTATCAGTTGATTTACCATTTTAAATTCATAGGGGTGTAAAAGCCCCTTTTTTTATTTTATGACAGACGGAGAGAAAGAGATTAAAAGAATGCACATGCAACTTCTAGAAGGAGATTGCTATATAGACGCAGCCACTGATTTAGAATACCCACCTTTAGCTTTGTCTTTTGGAGATCAACAAATGCAAACCAAAAACGGTTTAAAAACTTATCCTGTTCCTGTGGGGACTTATGGTAACTTTAGTTTCGTGCAAGCGCCACCAAAAAGCAAAAAGACTTTTTTTATATCACTACTAAGTGCTGTATATTTAAAAGGAACTTTAGATGGCTTTGGAGGAGATCTTAAAGGCCATAGAGACGGTAAATGTTTGGTTCATTTTGATACTGAGCAAGGTAAATTCCATGCACAGAAAGTGTTTAAACGAGTTTTAGACATGACTGGTTTAGACAAGGAGTGTTACCATACATTTGGATTAAGACAATTGAGCTATAAGGAAAGACTTGATTTTATAGAGTATTATCTTTATGATAAAATGGAGGGTAAAAATATAGGATTGGTTGTCATTGATGGAATGGCTGATTTGGTTTCTGATGTAAATAATATTGAGGAAAGTAATTTAGCTACTCAAAAGATCATGGAATGGAGTGCTCGTTTAAATTGTCATATTGTTACTGTAATACATAGTAATTTTGGAAACGATAAACCAACAGGACATTTAGGATCATTTTTAGAAAAAAAGGCAGAGACACAAATACAACTTGAACTAAATACAGTGAATAAAGATCTAGTAACCGTTAGCTGTAAAAGAAGCAGAGGTTTCTCTTTTGAGAACTTTAGTTTTAAGGTTAATCCACTTGGTTATCCTGTTGTTGAAGGAGCTGCTTATGATCCACTAAAAGACTTTAAGAAATTTTAATTAACGAATTATGAACTACTTATTTACATTATTTTTGTTATTTTTACTTATAACTCCAATAGCCGTTATTAATAACGCGGTTTTTATTATAAGTCTCGTAAAAGGGGCTATGATAGGAGGGTTATATAATAAGGATGAATATCCTGAGGATAAAGTAACAGAGTACACGTTACAATTTTGCTTTATTTTTATAACAATAACAATGGTATGGGAGAAACCCCTAAATTAAAAAGTACTGATTTTTTAAAAGAGGTAGCAAAACATCACAAAGAATGGGTCAGGACCTGTAAAGCTTTAGGTGGTGGAGACTTTTCAGAGGATATTGTTCAAGAAATGTATATTAAGCTATGGAAATATGCTAGTGCTGAAAAGATCATTAAAGATGGCATACTTCAAAAGGGGTATGTCTTTTTTGCTTTAAGGAGTGTACTGTATGCTTTAAAAAGCGAACAGAAATTGGTTTACAAAGAGGAGATCAATGATGATTTGTTAGAAGATAAGACTGATCATCAGGAAGAAGAAGCTTTTGATAAGTTTTGTGGTTTAATTGATTCTTATCTTGACGAGAGAGAAAAAGGAAAGAATTGGTATGCTACTAAAGTATTTCAGATATATAGAGAAACAAATCTATCTATGAGAAAAATGGCTAAACTTTCTAATATTAGTTGGGTGAGTATATTTCACACGTTAAAGAACGTAAAACAAGATTTAAGGAATGAGTTTCAGGAAGACTGGGACGACTATCAAAACGGAGATTATGATAAGATTAGGTGATTTAGTTGAGCGCATTACATACTACACGGGCATTAAATGGCTAGTTAAAAAAGTATCAGGGATATTTGCTATTGATTGTGGTTGTGATCAAAGACATCAAGAGTGGAATAATATTAAAATAGATAGAAATGGAATTAGTAAAGATGAGTGAACTAGATAGGTTAGACTGGGAAAAGTTTAAAGCTAGCTCTAATAACACTCTTAGTATTGAAGAAGTTAAAATAGTTAGTGAATTACACGCTAAATACTACAAGCATCCATACCATATACCGTGTTCATGTAACCCGAAAACAATGGTTAAATGGATTAAAGAATTAAATACAATATACGATAATGAATAGCACACAGTTAAATTATTTAAAAACAGTATTGCTTAGTCAATTGCTCTTAGAGGCAAATGATCAATTAAAGCTAACTATTCAATACAAGCAAAACATAAAAAATCAAATTAACAAACTTGATGTTATGTTAGAAGAAGTGGTTAGAGAAGAATTTAATACCGTTTACGACACAGATCCTCAAATGGTAACTAATATACTTAATAAGATTGAAAGTCTCGTGGATAAGATCAAAGGTAGTTCTATTGATGAATTGGTTATGATTAGTGCTGTAGTAGATAAATACCAAGAAAACAAAGAATGGTTTAAAGATCATGCTAGTGCTGAATTTTTAAAGATAGATTAATATGAGAGGAACACAAATACACTACGAAGCAACAGGAGACTATGATGTTATTGATATAATACAAGACTACAAACTTAATTTTAATAGAGGTAATGTTGTTAAGTATATTTTAAGATGCGGAAAAAAAGATGATGAGATACGAGAGCTAAATAAAGCTAAAGACTATATTGAACGGGAAATTCAATACTTAAAAGAACTAAGGGATAAAACGAGAGACATTTAATTGTCTCTTTTTTTTTGTTAAATTTTTGTTAAAGTGCTTATATTGTTTAAAAAACGTTTATATTTGTATCAAACAAACACATAATGACAAAAGAAGAAATCATTTTAAAATTAGAAAATCAGGTATTCATAGCTAAATTGTATGAGCGTGATTATTCAGTTAAAGATCTACAGGAAGTATTAACTTATTTAAAACAACAGAAATGAAAGACTACGGGATTAAGTACAACGACTTAGAATTTATAGTAAGAGGTAACTACGAGGAAGAGGAGCCACACATGTATGAATTTAGTGGTAGCTGTGAATCATTTGAAATATATGAAATACTTTTAGATGACAAAGATATTACAGATATAGTTGATGACTATGTAGTAAAGGAATTAGAAGACAGGGTAATTAATGAATATTACAGATAATGGTTTTATTAGTTGATGCAGATAGTTTAATATTTTCAAGCTGCTATAAGAAAAGAGAAAATCCAGAAGATTCTAACTACTACGATAACTTAGAGGACGTTACAGCTAAGTTTGATGAGGTATTTATGAAAGTAATAAATGACATTGAGGAGCTATATGAGATAGATGAGGTAAAGGTTTTTAGTGGTTCTATAGGTAACTTTAGAAAATTAATAACTAATAAATACAAGGCTAACAGGAATGATACTCCAAAACCACCTTTGTTAAATGAAATGCATAAATGGGTTAAAGATCATTATGATTCTATATATGGTTACGGAGTAGAAACTGATGATGTAGTTGCTAAGTATTGGTTTGAGTTATCTAATTCAATAGGTAGAGACAATGTGATGATAGTAAGTATTGACAAGGACTATAAACAATTTCCTTGCTTGATGTACAACTACCATATTAAACACAAATGCGTTTATGATATAACTGAATCAGATGCTATCTATAATTTCTATGAGCAAATGATCATTGGCGATACAGCTGACAATGTTAACTACTGTAAAGGATACGGTAAGAAGTTTGCTGAGAAGTATTTGAAAAACTGTACTACTAGATACCAGTATACTAAGAAAATGTACGAGCTATTTAAAAAGATACATAAAGGAAAAGCAAAACAGAGATACATAGAATGTTATAATTTATTAAAACTAAGAACAATATGAATATTTTAGAAGAAGCAAACAAGATCGTTAATTTACGAGCAGAAGAAAAAGAAAGAATGTACGGACCTTTCGAGGAAGGTATGGAAAGAGCAGC